CATTGAATGACCAATTTTTTGCTTAGCAGTCAAACTATCATCATTTTTCCAATCATGATACTTCCCTTCTTTCAAAGTTGCTTTTATAATTTCTTTTTTGATACCTATAATTGTATTTTGTAACTCATCAACTTTTGCTTGAGCAACATTCTGTCTCTCTAAAGAATTCTTTGCTTTATCTACAAATTTACCAGAATGTATTTTTATATCTTCTTTATATTTTTTAACTTTATCCATTTCTACTTGCATCCGTGCTCTTAACGCAGAAATATCAGCTGCTTCTTTAATTTTTTTCATTTTAGAAGATTTTTTACTAAATGCATTTGGTGTCATATAACCAGGAGTAGCAGAAGAAACACTTGCTTCTTCAATCTCTTGTTGAATTAACTCTCTAACCAATTTCCTAAAGTTACTTAGTTTCATTTTATACCTTTCAGTTCTCTAACTAAATCATAATACCGTAAAACTGAAGTTAATGTTGCTTCATCAACATGCTTTTTCTTTTTTATTTCTTCTATCTTGTTAATAGCCCCTTTAAGTTTAATACCAGTAACTTCATCTCTAATTTTAGGACGATGTTTTATTAATACAGTTTTAATTGATTCTAATTGTTTAGCAACAAATTCTTTTAATTCTGTATTATTAGAAACATTATAAATATACTTTTTAAGAATACCCTTTTGTTCTGTTGTTAGGGTAGAATATTTAGTATTAAATTTATCTACCAATCTCTTATATGTAAGTAATCTAACATCAACATCACTTTCTTTAAATTCTTTAAACACGTCTCCTTCAACAACTTCTTCTTTAATTTTCTTATAAGATATATTTTCTAAAATAGTATATTTACTATTTACTTTAGTTATTGGATTTAATTCTTTTTCAGTACCTACATCTGCAAACAAATTATATACTGATGCATAAAATCTATAATTTGGTAATCGTGTTTTAAAAAATGAAGCTGTATCAAATACTGTTTTAATTTCTTTTACAAGATTATAAGTTTCTTTTCTCAATTTAGCATTAGATAATTTTTTCCTAGCATCTATTACTATTTCTAACAAATCTTCAGCTTTTTTAGAATTATTAGTCTTTTTATTCTGTAAAATGTTATATAATTCCAATTCTTTTGATATTTCTGTATCTTTTCCAAAATATTCTTTTAAAATATCAACTGCAACCCCATCTTTTTTATCTCTTAATACATCACTTGTTAACTGACGAGCTAAAAGTTCATATAAAATACCAATATTCTTAAATTTTGAGTGTTTTACTCTAGCCATAGCTATGCTCCAATAATTATTGTGTTCTTACCTAACTATAAATATATTCATAGTTAAAAATACACTATTAATCTTTACTTGAATCTAATTCTTTATCATATTCTTTCTTTAACTCTTCAGATTCACTTATCAACTGTACACCTTTTCTATCCATTTTTGAAAGAGAATTTTTCATAGCATCGTAATGTGATAATGCCATATTACCAATTCCTTTGCTACCACGTTTTTTATCATTACTACCTAATGGATCTCTACCACGTGCACTACCATCTTTACCATATTTAGGATTTTCTTTTGGTCTTCCAGCACCGTCAAATCCACCTGGAGGTGAACCACCTTCATCTTCTAACTCGTGTCCAGTTCTACCCATAGCTAAATCTGCTGGTGTACCTGCCGATTGCCCTGATTTATCTGGATCATTTCCTTCACTTTCAATTTGACTACGACGAAACTTCTGCTTGTAATCAAATACTATTTCACTATCTAATTCTTTAATTTGTTTTTCAGTAAAATTGAAAATATTTTCATAAATCCACTTTGTAGAAACTAAACCATCTTGCGTCATGGCAGATGCAAGTGAAGTTTTACTATTCCACAATTCAACTTTCTCTGTTTCATAAATTGTAGATGGATTTGTTAATGTTAATTCAAAGTTTACCAACTCTGAGTCTTGAAATCCTTGTGAATATAAATGAACAATAGCTATCTTAGTTAACTCTGATACTGTGATTCTTTGCAATCTTTCTATTGTTCTAGCAAATCTAACATCTTCTGCTGCAAGAGTTGCTTTTGCTCCCAAGCCTTCTTCATATCCAAGAAATGCTTTTGGAACACGAAGTGATGCCATCAGTTTATTTCTTAAATATTCTATATCCTCTACTGCATCATAACTTAACCCTGGCATTGATTCAATTGATGTTCCACTATCTCCACCACGAACTGGCATAAAATAATCTTCTGCTATATTTTGCATATTATATCTAAGATTATATTCACCAGTTGCTTTATCTATAACAGGAGATTTTTTCATCTTATCTACAATCTTGTTCATATAATTGTCAACTTCATTTGGTGGAATGTTTCCAATGTCAATCTTAAACACCCTCTTTTCGGGTGCTCTCATGATTCTGTGAATCAACATAGCATCTTCCATCAATGTTAATTGTTTCCAAACCTTACGACCACCTTCTACCATAGATTTACCATACGGTAAATAATTAGTATCAGATAGCATTCTAAAATGTGCTATCTCAAAATTTTCATATTCAGTTTTAACGGCGCTAACTGAATGGCGTGGATCTCCACTTTCCTGTATAAATTTAACATATTCTGGATTTTCTGGATCACTATTCTCCAACCTTGAAATATCATACGGAGAAAGTGGTTCTACATTTGTAATACCATATTTTTCATTTATTTCTAATCTTAAAAAGAAATCACCATATTTACACATATTACGAATCCACGGCCATAAATTAAATTCTATATTTAATATGTCATAAAATAAGTTATTTAATATTGTTTTAATATTATCGTTATTAGATTGTACTGTTAAAACGTCTCCATATTCACTTTTCATAGTAGATTCATCTGCATAAATATCTAAAGCAGACCCAATAATTGGATCTAAATCCATAGCTTCATAATCTTTAAACAACCCTAATCGCATTGTTTTAATTAATCCAGTATCACTATAACCACTTAATCCAATACCCTTATGTAGTTTAGTATATCTATCAATCAAATTAGATTTAGGACTTGCTTGTATTTCATCCGTATCAATTACACGCAGTTTTTTTCCACCAACATTTCTTACAATTACATTTGTAGAAAATAATCGTTGTAATCTACTAAATAATGATGTATCAGCCATATTTTACCTCTTAATTATAAAAGCCAATCAAGGCTTTCTTTCTTTCCTTTTAATTCCCACTCCCAAGTTTCTTGTTCAGGAGTTTTATTAGTATATATACCATTAGCGGAATTTACAGACTTCATACTGTCTAATGATTTTTTCTGTAACTCATTTCCTTCTGCTCTCAACCGTAATGCTGTTTCTCTTATCCAAAGCGCAATTCCATATGAAATTACTAAATCATCGTTGTACCCAGACATAGCTTCTGCCCGTTGTCCATTATATATAAATACGAATAATTCATCAATTAATCTCCTGGAATTAACTTTCACAAGTTTCTCTCTAAAAAATTCTTCTAATTTAGCAACAATTAAAGGTCTTGTTTTCATAGACATAGTAAATCCAGGAATTAACTGTTTTTCTTGCCTATAAATTTTATTTGATATTTGTCTTTGTGTATCTACATATTTTAAATCTTTTGACATATAAAATAAATTATGATAATCTCTATCAATTATCTGTTGAATTGCTGCCCAACCAATGTTATTATTCTCCACTACAAGTAATGCTTCATTATATTCTTGAGATATATTAACTAACATATTACCAAAATCTCTTGTAGATATAGCTCCTTTATATTCTGCTACTTGATTTAAAGTTTCTATTTCAAGAATATGAAATGCAGAATAATCTGTTGCATCTCCTCTTGCTACATCTGCACAAACTATATAATCTTTTGTATAGTTTGGTGGCTTCCATATCCAAAGATTAGAATCAACTCCACGCTTTTCTATTGGTTCACAAACATTTGTATTTAGTTGCTCTTCCAACAATATACCATCTATAACTGAACGACCAGAGGTAATAAAATCACAATCACATTCTTGAGCCGCTAACGAAGGAC